TTGCAAAGATCCAGGACTAATGCCAGAAGCATATAACTGGACGCCCAATGTTAAAGAAATAACTTATACACAGTATTTTAATCTGGCTGGCCTAGGCGCTATTGCACATTAATTCTTCAACTGTTTTGATTTTATCAACAATCTCATCAATCTGAAATGTAGTAAACACACCAGGGTGCAAAGGTTTAGGCCAACTATCCAGTTTGCTCCACGCATAGCCTTTGTGTTCACTGTTTAGTTTAGGGATAAATTCATCTTCTACTACACAAACATAGGTACTGTATGTAAAATTATTCTTGCTATTAGTAAACTTTTCTACTGGGATAGTTTTTAGCACAAGCGGCATAAAGCCAATTTCTTCAACAATCTCACGCTGTAGTGCAGTATACTCTGTTTCACCTGCCTCAACTTTCCCACCAACAAACGCCCACATGTTATTATACCTGGCGCCATTGCGCAGTACAAACATATATCTACTTGTTGATTTGCTTAGAAATAACGCTCCAACGCCGCTGTTAGATAACGATGCTCCAGTCGCCTGCTCGATATTCGCCTTCATAACTCTTGACCCACTCTGTTCCAGCCCACTTGTATTGTAAGCCTGTGTTAGTATTAGTCATATAGTGTACACCCGAATCACTGCTACTGTCAAATGCTACTTGCCATTTAGTGCCATTATATTCAATAATGTCGTTAGCACCTGCTACTAGATCACCCCAAGCATCGGGGCCATCTGTGTTACTTGCATCGCCAATAGCATTGAGGATGAGATAACGCTGTCCTTGTGCCGCCGCTGCGAGTCCTACACCTGGCGCACTACGCAAAGGATTAATAATCTTTGTTACAGCAGGCAAATCATTTGTTGGGACCGTATCATTATTTACTGTCCACAGTAGTTTATGTGGATCGCTAGGATGGAAAGCAACTGTGCCTACTATTTCTGCAGTGCCCTGCTCTAAACGCAATTGACTAATGCCACTTTGTAGTTCGCCATACTGATTGATAAGTGCGGCCCAACTAACATCATCTGTGCCTACTTTTGTTGGTGGATCATTTAATGGAGTATAATCTACTTTGTTTGTGCTTGTTTCATTGCGATCCAGTATCTGTACAGTGTTACCTAGTACAATAATACCAAAGTTCATTGGTGTAAATTTCTGTCTTTCACCTAGCAGTATTTGTCCATCAATAACGCCCTCTGCAATACCACCATTATCATCATATATGCTTGCAACAATCTTGTTGATGACACCAAGTTTCTTAACTTTAGCAGGTGCAGTTAACCAAATTGGAACTGTAAATGAAAGCGTAGCAATGTCAATCTGCTCATCAACACCTGTTGGTACACTTCTGCTACTCCATTGTGTTTGTGCTAGTTCAATGTAACTTAAACTTGTCCAATCCAAATAGTTGTCTGTACTTTGTATCTCAAGGGCTGGATTAAACAGCACAAGCAGTTGCTCAAGCAACTGTAGTTTTTGGTTTGTATTACTAGTCCACACATCTACATTTAACTGCAGTGTATAAGGAACAGGCATAACACGTTCTACTGTAAAAGCATTGCCTTGTTGTGTTGTGTATTCATTTGTGTTAGGATCAAATTTGCGCATACGGATATGCTTCTTGTCAATAAACGTAGGATCTTGTCTGCGTTCTGCATTGTATTCTAGCCCAGTTATATAGCAACTAATCATTGGTGTTGGAATAATCTTATTCTCACTGTTCTCACGAACAATGCTACTAACCATACGAGTTGCATCGCCATACTTAACAGGCACAGTAACCAGCGTGGTATTACCATCTCTGTCCTTGCCATACTCTACTTGAAAGTTACTAAATGCGCGAATAAACTGCAGCAAAAAGCGTCTAATTTGTTGATCATAAAAAAATTGCTGTGGCATTAATCTTCTCTAGGTTTCAGTGCATCACTAAGCGACTGTCTACTTGTTGCAGTAGTGTTATCATCTGCAGTAAATGTGCTGGTGTTATTGATAAATCCATCCATCTGTGTTGATCCTGTGCCTGGTGTAAGTTTGCTGCGCACATCATCTTCTACTTTAATCCAACGTGATCCACTGTATCTAAACAGTCTATTTGGTAAGAAGTCTAAGCGTAGAACAAAATCACCTTCTTGTGCATCACCAGGGAAACTAGTGCCCATACTGATTGGTTCACCGTTAGGAGCAAGTCCATCACCTACTAGGTATCCGCTGTAAGCATTGGTGTTAGTAGGTGTAATGCGTCTTGCATCTGCACTTGCATCAGTACTGTCTGCATTTTGTTGAGTATCGTCAGCATTAACACCTTTAGACTCCAGTGGTCTACCAGTAACTGGATCAGTAGGAACAATATAGTATTGACTTGTATCGTAACCACTTTCAGGTACTTCTTTTTCTGCTTCTTCTACAATCTTGCTTGTAATCTCAAGTTCTTTGTTGTATGTAGATAGCAAGTCACGAAGTGTGTTGTCTGTTGTATTTCCGTCACTGTCAGTTTGTAATACATTGAGAATATCTGTGTATTCTTGACTGTCTACTAGTGGTGTACACTTAACACGCCACAAATGGCTCCACCAAGTTGGGCTAAATCCTTCACTTGGACGCGAACCTTCTTGTATAACATAATAGCGTTTGAGGCTAAGTTCTACACTTTCGTCCAGTGCGCTAAAATCTGTAAGGTGTGGCAGTTCAATAACATCACCTGCCATAAGTTTGCGACCAAGGTTGTTTAGCATATCATTCTCGTGGAATGTAATAAACAGCGTATCGTTTGCTAAAAACAAGCCAAACTGTGATAAGTCAAAGTCTGTATCGCTTACACTGTATATACCACGCAAACTGTATATGTCTTGATCGTATATTCTGTCTCTGTTTTCTAAAAATAAGAAGTCTTGTATACCCAACGGATCAGGTTCTTGATCGCCACCGGTTTGGTTTGCAACGCCCAGATACTTGTGTACGTTGATGCCTGTACCGCCGATTGTAAACATTTCTTTTATACGACGATCAAAAAAGCGATAATCGTTGGTGTGAGCACCGTCTTTCCATAACGATATACGAGGCAAATCAATAACTCCTAGTTAGTTATGTATTTATCGCCTAAAAAAAGGTTGACACATTCTCTAACTGTGCTATATTAAGTAGTAAGTTGAAGTTAGGAGAGATACATTATGGTTAGTAACGCAAAGTTTAAAGATTTTATCGTAGCACTTAGCGCAGAAGATCAGCAAACAGTTGTTGATAGGCAGTTGCGCTTGCTTCCGCGGTTTATTATGGAAGAAGTTGCTACTACTAATAACCCAAAAGTAGTTCGTAAGTTAGAGAGCCGCTTAAAGCAAGTTCGCTTGATGTTATCCTCTATTATTGCTAACGGAAAGGTTGTTTAATGAACGATCTACTTAAAGACATTGAAACACTTACTATAGTAAAAAATGCAGTAAGTAAAGGTGTTGAAACAGAAAAAGTTATTGAATTGCTCGATAGTGTGATCAAACTTAAGACTATTGAGATAACTAACTTTGAAAACGAAATGGAAAAGGAGTTTGCCCGTGGCATTGACCGCTCTTAGAGGTAAAAAGATTACTCGTAAAAAAGCACCTGCTGCAAGACGGAAACTATCCGGCGCGGCAGCGGCACCAATGGATGACTACAACAAGTGTAGAGACTTCTTTCACTTTGAAGTAGACAATAAAGACTGTGCTGTGATTGTTAAGGCATATGTAAAGCGTGTATTTGACAAAGAAAAAGCACGCCTTATTCTCAAAAACAAAGAATACAATCTCTACAAGAGTCATGTTGCAACATTTTGTCATTGGCAAAACGCAGGACAAACTGCTCCTGAGTCTACTATGCAATATATGACAGGTTACTTTGAGAATCTTGAGGAGCAAGGAAAATCTATTGCAGAAGAAATCAAAGCAGTGGAAGCAGAAAAGCCTAAGAATGTTTATGTTCCTAGCATCCAAGAGCGTATTAAGGAAGCAAGCGGCAACATTATTGCTGAGATCGAAGAAGCAGTTGATGACTACATCAACGATCCAAACAAGTTCAAAGGCTTGGATGCTGTTAAACTGTTCCGTAAACTAAATGTTAATCAAGCACATGCTAGACATATCCGTGCTTTTTACGAAGGAACACTTGCAGAGTATATTATGCTACAGCAACCTGCTCGTGAACAAGACGAGGATTTGCGTGAAGGTTATGCACACTTGGACAAAGCAGCCATTAAGCGTGGTGTTGCACTGTTCCAGGGCATTGTTGGTGCTTGTGATCTCATTAC